AAGATACTCCAAGAGTTACACCTTCACCGATAAGATTTTGTGCAATCTTACCCATAGGTGTAGAAAGAAGTTGTGCCTTTCCTCTAAAATTATTTCCCTCTTGAACAAGAGATGTAATTTTATGAGATACACGATCAAGGTTTACAGTAGGACCTTCTGGATGACCAAGTTCTCCTAATGCTCTTCCTTTTGTGACAAAACTTTCATTATATCTACCAACTTCTTTTGCAAGAGTTGAAATAGGATACATTCTACCATTACGGTTTTTAATTTCACCTTGAAGGAATACACCTTCAATATACATTTTCTTTTTGTCTCCTTTACCTTCTACGATAAATTTAACTCTTGATACTTCTTCCGTAATTAGTTTCATTAGAAATCTCCTACTATTTGAACTTCTGAAATATGTGTTTTTCCACTTCCACGAACTGCAACTTTTACAACTTTTCTGATTTCACCTACTCCATCAGTAGCAGATAAATTAGCATCACCATAATTTAAAGTTACAGTTCCAGATTGAGTAGAATCAGTTCCAGATACTCCAAATGGATTTGGTCCTGTGACTGCTGTAACATCTGCACTTGTAGTATTAATACCAGTAGGTGCACATCCTGTTACTTCAACTTTATCACCAACATTAAATGGAGCCTCTGTTCCAGCTGGAAGGCTAAATTTTATTGCACCAGATGCATTTGCAACTGATATTGTTTGAACCGAAGCAACACTTTCCTTAAAAACTAATGAAGTTTTTTGAGGAACATATATGCTACTATCATCTGTTGCTGTTGGGTTAGTTCCAACTTCAACAAATGCATCACCACCAGCTGGTGTTACTCTAAGATAACCCGACTTTAATGGGATAGATCCACTCGTTGCGTTTCCAGAAACAGATGCTATTTTTTGTACGACCTTGAAAGCTGCCATTTTTTATAATCAACCGTGATAGTGTTATTTATGATTCCTCTTCTGCAGAGTCATCTTCTGCATCTGCAATTGAAGGATCAAATAATTGTGCAGCAATATCTGGTCTCTGAGTGTTGATTCTCTCAGATGCCTTTGCATACAACGTGTCTTTGATCGAATCTGATATATCCGAGGCGGAACTATCAGTTGCAATCATATCAAGTAATTCATCCATATTTAATAAATGTTAAGATATCTTGATTATTTATATCTCCGCAGACTTAACATCTTTTTGGAATTGTGCATCAGTTTTCATTCCATCTGCTTCTAAGTCTGGTTCAGTAGGTACTGCTCCTAAATCTCCACCACCTTCAAGTGGTTGTCCAGTAATAGGATCTACTGCACTTGGATCAGGAATTACACCATCTTTAATTTCTTTTTTAATTAGTTCATCTTGCTCTTCAATTTCTTGATCAGTTTGACGAAGAACTTTTGTTCTTACATAATGATTAGAAAAATACTTACCAATATAAGGTTCAATTGTTGCTAATGTTCCAAGTCTCTCGTTCATTAATTCAGACTCTTTTAATTCAGCAAATTGATTATCATATAAGAAATCGTATTGAATATGATCACTTAATGAATCCCAATCTTCTGGTGTAATTACATTTTTTAAAATTAATTGAGTTTTGAGTAAATTATTGAATAAATTTGAGAATCTCTTTCTTAATCTTCCTACAAATTTTGCAAATTTTAATTCATCTCTTAATATCTCTGATGAACGACCTAAATTGAATCCACCATCACTTGCAATTCTTGATTCTGGAACACCTAATGCACGATATAATTTCTTTTGAAAATATTCAATATCTGTAAGTTCACCTAAGTTTTGTCCACCAGGTAAAGTTGTAATTTCAGTTCCTCTTCCACCCTCTCTTCTTGGTAGCCAAAAATCTTCCATCATTGACATGAACTTACGATCATCTCTTACCTCACCAGTATTTGCATCATAAACAAGTTTATTTCTATAACGAGACATTACTTCTTTAAGATATTGTTCTGCTTTTACCTTTGGAAGATTACCAACATCAATGTAGAAAATTCTTCTTTCTGGTGCTCTTGACAATCTGTAAATAACAAGACTATCCTCAATCATTCTTAACTGATTTAAAGCTTTAATTGCTTTATGTAAGTATGATAAACAAGTTCCTTTATTACGATCAAATAATCCAGATGTTACATGACATACTGAATCTTTTGCAATTTTAATTTGTCCTTTACCACCTGCACCAGCTGCAGTTGAATACATTGATGTAGGATAGTTTGGTTTTGGTGAGTAGATATAATATTCATCTATCTCAGGATATGCAATATCTTTCTTATTATTTGCTAATGGGTCTAATGGTAAATTACCTTTGTTGTTTGTCTTTTTTTCTTGCCTGACAAACTTCATCTTCATTGGATCAACGTATCTGATCTCTTGAATACCGTCCTGTGGATTCTTTGTATCAATAACCTTTATGTAATATAATCTTCCATCTACATACCAATTTTTGAAAATCTCATGAGACTTTTTATCAAAGTCCATCATTTCTTTAATATGTTTGAACTCCTCTCTAATTCTATCTTTTAATTTATCAGTTGCATTTACGTTTGTTAATTCTATTTCAACAGGTGAATCATATAAATCACTGACTATACCTTCATTTACAACATCTTCAATTGCACCATCACACTCTGGATGAAGTGCCATTTCACGATATCTTTTGATTAAATCATATTCAGTTCTATATACACCTTCAATATCAACATACTGACCATAAAACCCAGATTGAACAAAATAGTCAACCCCGTCCTCGTTACTACGAGGAACGGGTGATACTACTGAATCGGGTTTATTATCCGAATCATCAATTGAGAATCCAAAGAGTTTTGCCATTGTATAACTATTTTTCTTTTATTATAGCACTATTTATCAGTTTTAACTTATGCTCTCTCCTCCAGCGTTATCACCGACACCTTTGATAGATTCAAAGTATAGTACTTGTAATTCTACCGTAAACTCCTCTATTGTGTCAACTGTTTCATAAGATAGATCCATTTGACTGATATTTGTTGGGAAAACATCATAGAATCTATAACTTCTTAATGTAGATCCATCACGATCAAGTTGATGAACATAAGCATCTTCTTGATAATCTGCTGGATTGTTAGCACCAGTTGCATCAGATAATCTGTTGATTGAATTCATCCACTTTTCAAAAGCAGAACGAATTGAGAAGTCAGTATCGTTAATAACTGTGATAGTCCATGTATCAAATGTTCTATCTCCTGCTATTTTTAAGATTCTTCCTCTGAAATTGACATCTATTGGAGTGATGTTAGAAGCAGGTAAGGCAGCTGCTTTGACTAAGAATCTTGCCTTATCCTTTACATCATTGTCGATTGCAATCTCTTCTGGGAAAGCAAGTTCGACTTCAAATAGATTCGGTCTTGCACCACCACCAACTAACTTACTTTTAAAGTCAGTTATTCGTCTTAAAGGTGGTCTATTAAATTGGGTTGCCATTTTACTTAATTACCTCTACTTAAACAGAACCGATTACTTCCTCGAATGATACACCTGTTCGTGTAGCAACGAAGGTTAGACCGATGAAGTTAATTGACCTTGCAGGTTTAATGAATATGTCTGCAACAAACTCATTATTATCTATGATTGCAGCAGTGTTATTTGTTTCATCACAGATAACTCTGAAATCAAAGATTCCTCGTTTTGCCTGTACATCACGAAGGAATGGTTCAACAATGTTCACAAAGTTTGTCCTTGTGATCTCATCGTTGAATTCAAACATCTGATCCCTTGCAGCACCAGAGATTGCATTTTCAAGGAAGATAAACAATCTACGAACGTTTATTCTATCAAATGCTGATGCTTTTGATAAACCAGTCTTATCACCGAAGAGAACTATTCCTCCACCAGGTGAGAAGATGATTGGGTTAACTCTATTAGAATACAACTGATCTCTTTGTGTTTGAGATGGATTGTATGCTAATTTAACTGCGTTGAGTATCGCACCTCTTGCAGTTCCCGCTGGTGAGAACCAAGGGAAGTTATTGATATCATTTCTCGCACATAATCCAGCAATGTCTCCGTTCATTGGAACATATCTGAATGTATCTGCAAATCTATCATACATGTATTTGTATGTGCTATCAAATACTGCGAATGATGAGGATGATACAGGAGCAAAGAAACTAATTACATTGTCTGTAATTTGATTTGCATCAAATACCACAACAGAACCTGCACTTCCATCACTGAGGAAAGCTCCTCTATTGGGTGATACAAATGCAACTGCATCTTTTCTTATCTCTGCAACAGAGATGATTTTATTTGCAAGTGATTGGCAAGTTTCTTTTGTATGATTAGCAGAACCCATTAGAATAAAGTCTGCTGAGTTTAAATTATCATCTTCAAAGAGTTGATAACCTCCTGCAAGTCCAGCCAAAGTAACTTGGAATGCACCAGCTGCTTCTTCATCTGATCCACCATCATAGTTTTTACCACCAGTTAGTGTCAGTGTTGTAACACCAATACCAGCATATTTAATGCCTTGTGCGTTTTGATCCCAACCTACATCTGATGAAAGTGTAAAGTTGGTAGCACCTTCACCAAATGATGTTGTAACGATACCTGCAGGTGCACCACCAGCAAATATGTTGGTTGAGTTATTATAAAGATACTTTCTCCAATAGGATGGTGATCCTAATGAATATAAACCATCTTTTGCTTTTGATAGTCCTAAGTGTTTTTCTAAAATTGTACCTGCGTTACCAGTTACCTCACCAGTGTCATCAATCACAACTACATGAACTTCATCAAATCTTGAATCTCTTGCTTCTGCAAATGATGATGTACCAGGTCTCTCTGCAATGTTATTCCAATTAATTGTTGAGTTTGTTAATTGTATAGCTTGCTGATCAAACCAATCTGAATTTCCAGTTGGTGATCCAGTTCCTGTTGCAACACCTGCATTGTTATGAATTGTTGCGACTGTATTACCAAACTTATAAATTCCATTTGGTTGGTAATCAACTGATGTTGAAACACCTGCTTCTGTAACTGATTCTAATATCTTAACAGATGCTTTCTTTAATGTAGTATCAACTTCGGTGACAATTCCCTTAAAGTATCCAGTTAATAATGATGTTGTACCAGATCCTGCAACCACAGTATTTGGTGGCACTGCCTGAGTAATACCAAAACCGACTTGTATATTTGAAGGTAGTGTACTAAATTGCAATACTTGATCTGCTAAGTCGTCAATTATTGCAACCTTTAAGTTGTTTGCCCATGAACCAGGATTTCTAGCAGCAACAGTTACACCAGTAATTGTTGAACCATCATACCCCAGATCATTATAATGTTCTGTACTTTTTATCTTTATGCTTCCAGCAGTTCCCGAAAAAGCATTCTTTAAATCATCATCATCTGCTCTTACGACCCTTAGTGGTCCTCCATAAGCAAGATATGATGATGCAACCATCCAATACTCATAGTGCTTGTCAGCAGAGTATGGTTTTCCAAAATTGTCTAGTAAATCTTGTTCTGTCTCCACTAAAATTGGAAGATCAACTGCACCTTTGGCAAATGGTCCTACAAGAGCACCAACTTTGTCAGATGCTGTGTCAACACGACCAACGGTTAGGTCAACTTCTCTAACTACAATTCCAGGAGATGCTAAATTTAGTGGCATCTTTATTCTCCGAATCTCAGATTATTTCTGAAATTATTTATTAAAATGCCCTTTTTCATGTAGTCTACATGTATTAAAATGCACCATCCCAGAAGGTATCACCCATAGGTTGCATGTTTCTTGATATAAAATATAACCCTACATTGCATGCAAACCAATTAATATTGATTATCCAAGTTTGTCTCCAAAGATATTTTCGATTTGTTTCTACTATGTAAATATTTCTCTGATTATCAGATTGTTTCACAATTTGTTCGAGTATTAATGCAATCACAAATCCAATTGCATATATGTAAAAAGCAAAGTTAAGAAAACTTGAACTAAAAAGTAAAGCTGAAATCATCTATAATCCCACATGTAAGAACGGTCTCCATACTCATCAGTATGCCACACATCTCCGTCTTTGTCAACGAATTGCGTGTCCTCTAATCCAGTTTCAATAAATCCAAAAGGTGCCATATCCTGTTCAATTTGATTTTTTTGTTCTTCATATATTCTTTTTCGTATATCATTATCCGTCATTTCCTTGAAATATTCTTGTGCAACTAACCACGCAAAGAGAACTAAACACATTGCTAAGTCATCATTACAACCCTCTTCTGCTTCAAATGAATTATGTTTTTGAGTAAAGGTTGTTAATTCAGATATAATTTCATAATCACATGTGAGCAATTTATGATCCTCAATCATAGTTTTCAGGTTACTACAACCGAGTTTTTTTACAGCAGCTGTGGTTCTTACACCAAGTTGTGTTTTCTTTCCTGAAAACCCTTGACCAACAATTTGACCATTTCGACCTCTCATCGAAGCCATAAGCAGGTTTTCATACTCCAAATCATACTGTAATATGCTGGCAACCTGATCCCCGATATCATTCACTTCAACTAATATGTAAGCATTATTAAATCCTTTTGCCACATCAAGTATAACATTTGGAAATAACATAGGTTTGATTTCATTATTTCGATATTTTGCTACCACCTTATATGGAAATTGAGTGACATCAAAGACAATGAATGCAGAATAATCATTTCCAAGTCCTCTTGCAACGTCAACTGTAAGTATATAATTATGCTCCTTTTCTGGTTTTTCGTAGATATCTAAACCTGCATTTCTTGTTATTGGGTTTTCATATACCATATTTTTCAATATGGCAGGTGCTATTAGTGTGTTAACAGAACCTAAAAACTCACATTCAAACTCAACTCTGAACTGTTGCTCTGATGTGTTTGCAATAGTTTGCTCTTTCCAAACAGCATCTCTACCTGGTACTTCACTCCAATGAACATCAGTTGGTACATATTCGTTCTTATTTCTCTCTGCATCGTGCCAATATCTGTAAAAGTGGTTCATCCCGTGAGGGGTAGATACCATTATGACTTTGGTGTTTTTACCAGAAGTGATAGTAGGATATACTGAGGCAAAGAATGACTCAGCAATATGGTTAGGAACAAAGGCAAACTCGTCCAGAAAAAGAATGTTGAAAGACATACCTCTAACTGCACTTGCAGAGGTAGATGCCGCCAGTATTTTAGATCCATTTTCTAACTCCAAACTTCCTTTATTCCAAGATATTATACCCTGTTGCATCCATTTAGGCAAATTTTCATATGCAGTTTGTAATCTACCTAATAAATCACGGGCAGTTGCTGCTTTGTTTGCAAGGATACCAATGTTTGTACTATCATTGAAAACAGCATAATGTAAAAGATACGATACAGATGTAGTAGATTTACCTGTCTGCCGAGGCATTTTACATATGTTGAAACGGTTTTCATGAAATCTTTTTATTAAAGTTTCTTGGAAATCATATGGGTGAAACTGTGTCAGTCCTTCATCAAGAGAGACAATCTTAATATAATTTTTTGCAAAATAAACTGGGTCATTCTTACATTTAATAAACTCAATGACCTGCTCCTCTGTAAATTCATGAGGAGTGTTTGCTTTTTTTAAATTTGGATTACCAAGGTATACATTATCATTCATAACTTATCAGCAATTCCAACGTCTACGTGCTTGTCTTAATCTACTATTCGGATCTTTTGCTGCTTTTGGAAACTTCTTCATTTGTCCTGCACTTCTTGCACAGTAACTCTTTCTACGATTTGCCGCTTTACTACCTTTTTTTAACTTAGATGGTTTCGTTGTCACAGCAGTTTGTAATTTAGAACCAGGATTTCTACGACGATATGCTTCAACACCTTTCTTCGTCATTCCAGCACCTGATTTTGTGGGTCTTTTGTGTCCTGACTTGACACTCATACCCTTCATATCATCTTCTTGTAACTTTTTTGAGTCGTCCTTACCCTCATAACCTATGTCATTTCTCCAATCAGAGAACTCTTCTTTCTTTACACAACGATTGTAAGTCTTACCAAATAATTTTTGTGTTCCTTTCTTTTCATAACCTGGCCAACACTTTTGACCTTTTTTCTCCTCTAAGTTATATTCTTCTTTCTTTGTACTATTACCCCAGTTTGCAGCACCAACTTTACGACATTTTACTAATGCACCTGATGCATA